TAAAGCAGATATTTAGGAAATAAAGATGGCTGATTTAAAATATACAGTACAAGTAGATACAAGAGGCGCAACAAAAAACGTTGAAGGCTTAGGTAACGCCTTAGGTGGACTTAAGAAACTAGGTATAGTTGCGGCTGCGGCAGCGATTGGCAAAGCATTATTTGAAGTTGGTCAAGTTTCTATTAATGCCTCTAAGAAATTTGAAACTTACACTAACCAATTAAAATTAATTACAGATGGCAGTGAAGACCTTACTCGGGTTATGGGGCTGTTAACTGAAGCGGCTGTAAAAAATAGAACTAGTTTTGAAAGCACTATTGATCTTTTTACCAAATTAACTCTTGCTACTGCTGAATTAGGTAAATCTGAAGAAGATGTTATAGAAGTAACAGCAAAATTGTCACAGGCTCTTGCAATTGCTGGAGCAGATGCACAAACTACAAACTCTGTTATTAGACAGTTTGGTCAAGCAATGGCATCAGGTACTGTTCGTGGTGACGAATTTAACAGTATCGTAGAAGGTTTAGGTCCTGCACTTGCTATCATGGCACGTGAAACAGGATTAAATGTCGGCACATTACGTAAAATGAGCCGTGAGGGCGAATTAACTGCTGATGTCATGTTTGACATGATACAAAAATCAGAAGCATTATCAGCAGCCTTTAACCAAACTACTGTTACAACAGATCAATTAGAAGTTGCGTTGGGCGATGCATTCACTAGAGCAGCCAAAGACTTTGCAGAAAGTACTGGTCTTGCAGAAAAATATAGAGATGTATTACAAAGTATAACAAGAATACTTGATGGATTTAGTGGAGCCCAAGGTTTAACTAATCTAGCACTTGAAGATTTTGATGAAGCATTAAGAACCGGCAGGTTTAGTGCAAGAGACCTTAGAGACGAATTGGTTAGAGATATAGGTGATATAAACACGAATTTAACATATCTAGGCTCACGTGCAGAAAAAGCAGAACAAAGATTATTAGAATTCAATGGTGCCTCACCTGTAGAAATGTTGCGAGCATTAACAGATGGAACCTATGAAGCTGGTTCAGCGTTTATGACTGCCGGGCATTTGTTGCGTGAAGTTACCGCATATTTTAATGAAAATGTAGAAACCGGCGATGAAGCAATCGAAAGATACCAAACACAAGCAAGAACCATACTAGAATTAATTGATCGTTACACTGCTTTAGCAGATGCGGAAGAAGAAGAAAACAAACGTAAAAAAGAAGAATTTGAATTACAAGAAAAATTAGATAAAGCGTACAAAGAGTTTATACCTCAAGTAGACGGATTAGCAGAGGCGCTCAATAATATCGAACAATTTATGGATGAGTCTAACGCAGACACTTATCTTTCTGCATTTGAAAAAGCACAAAAAGATTTTGAAGAGGCAGAAGCAACAGTAAGAGCCCTAGAACAAGCCTTATCTCAACTGCCATCCAGCGGGTTAGATGATATAGATGCTAGAGTAGACAATTTAAATGAAGATTTAGTATATGCTAGACAAGCGTTGAAATATTATGGTGATGCATTAGCAGATGCAAAAGTTAAACAAGCAGAACTAGATGAAGAATTACGTAGAGCAGGTTTAACTGAATATCAGCGTTACTTAGAAGATATAATTGAAGCGGCAAAAGAAACTGTAACAGAAACAGAAAATCAAGCACGTGCTGTAGAAGAATTAAAACAAAAAATGATTGCTGATCCAGATCAAGCAACCATTTATCAACAAGCAATCGATGATATCTTAGGCACAAAAGATGCATATGACCAATTACGTGATAGTATTGGCGACATCGAGGGCATGGATGATTTTGAAGCAGTACAATCTGCTATTAATCAAGCATTTGAAGACGGTAAAATCAGTTTACAAGAATATAAAGATTTATTACCTACTTACAAGACAAATTTGAAGAACTTAATCCTACATTAATGGCTTTCTTTGAATCTGTTGAGCAAGCAGGTAATGCATTAGCAGATAATCTTGCAGAAGACTTAGTAGAAGGTAGAGATGTATTAGATTCATTTAAAAACTTCTTTAAAAGTATCGTAAAACAAATGATAGCAGAAGCAATTAAATTGTTACTCATAAGGCAGTTATTAACAGGTATATTTGGTTTGTTTGGTTATGCACCGACATTTGGTGCTGGCGCAACTGTAACAGGTATTTCTAAGATACCTATCCCAGGTAAAGCATCAGGTGGTCCTGTAAATGCTAATTCACCTTACATGGTTGGTGAAAAAGGACCTGAATTGTTTGTGCCTAGCACATCTGGTAATATTGTACCTAATGATCAACTAAGTGCAGGTGGACCAGTAACAAATAATTACATTACAAATAATATTAATGCAGTTGATGCTAAGTCAGTAGCACAATTATTCGCAGAAAATCGTCAAGCATTGCTTGGCACAGTAGAATATGCACGTAAAGAAACTGCATATGGTGTATAATAGGAAATAACGATGGCAGGTTTACAAACAATTATAGATTACTGCAATGGAATGACGATAAATCGTAGGAAAGTTGTTGGATTGCAAATTACACGTAACGAAATACCAAGATTATCGACAACTCCAACTAAAAATCCATGGAAAATTACATTAGACATGCCTTCTAGTTTGAGATATAGTGATGCACGTGCATTAATGGAAGCATTAGATACACTAGATCGCACAGGATACGAAGATATTACGTTTTCTAATAACTCTTGTTTAAATTGGATCTTTAGATATCAAGGAACAATGTCAAATTCACAAGTATCAGGTATTAGGGTTGATGATTTTACTGGTACTGTACTAACATTAACTAATTTACCTGCTATTGCATCAACAAGAGTGTTATTTGAACCAAATGATTTAATTCAGATTGGAAATTACCCCTATCCTTTTACATCAACAACAAGAATTACACGTGGTACAGGTTCAACAGTACAAGTTATTACGCATAGACCAAATATTATTACTTCTGCTGTCGTAGGCGCAGGTATAACAGTAGGTAATAGTTGTACATTTAGAATGTTTTGTCCTAACATGCCAGTTTATAAATTAACACCCGGCGGTACAAAATATACAAGCGGAATAAAAGTTAATAATGCTTTACTTGAATGGTCTGATGCATTTGAATTATATGAATACGTAGGAACAAGTTAATGGATAATATACCAGCAGTAGCAAATTCACCACCACAGATTAACAGTGCAGAATTTGTAAAAATAACAATTTATAATGATTATACTGACCCAACAGATACAACTGTTTTTACAGCATGTTCATCGTACCAAGATGAAACGATTGATGGTACTGTGTTCAATGCCGCAGGTGGTTTATTAGCAGTTGGTAGTCAACAAAAAGATATTCGTGTTACTAGTGCAGATACTACAGTTGCACTAAGCGGTTTTACATCAGGTATTATTGGTACAGTATTAGGTACTAAGATTAGGGGAAGTAAATTAGAAATATGGCGTGGCTTTTATAACGATCAAGGCGTATTAACAAGTAATGCTAAAAGATTTACAGGTATTATTACTGGTTATAACATTGCAGAAGACAGAGCAGATTTAGATGATAACTTTACTATTGCAGTTAGTGCAAGTAGTTATAAAACTGTATTAGAAAACAGATTAGCAAGTAGAAGAACAAACCCAGAAAGTTGGGAGTCATTTAATCCTAATGATAGTTCGATGACAAACATTTATTCTATTGCTACACAAACGTTTGACTTTGGTAAAGAACCAAAATATACATCTACTAGTGGCGGAGGCGGAGGCGGAGATCGCTATGGTCCTGGTGGAGGGGGCAGAAAGCAAAAATAATGATACAAGTACGAGAAGCAAACAAGTTTGACGTAGAATACTTTATTGATTTAGTGCATCACGTAGCAAGTGCAGATCATATCATGGCTTATAACCATGGTGGTTTAGATAGTGACTATTTGAATCAACTATTTGCAGGTATCATTGCTGGTGCAGGCGTAGCAGTGATTGCAGAAGACACAAAAGAAAATAAAAGTGTTGGTATGGCAGTTGGTATGATTTCTCCTGCTCTTTGGGCACCTCATATCTATAACATGGTGCAAATTTTATTATGGACTGATGAAGAATATCGTAAAACTAGAACAGGATATAAATTGCTAAAAGCATATGAAGACAAAATTGAAGAATTAATGAAAAACGAAAGAATTAGATATAGCACTATTTGTGCATCAGAGCCATTGTTTGATACTGACTTCGGTAAATTCGATTATACAATGGATGAAAAAGTTTGGATAAGGGGAGCATAAGATGCCACAGGCGATACCAGTAATTATAGGTGCAATTAAAGCGGCAATTGCTAAAATTACCTTATCGGCAGTTATTACGTTTGCTGTTAAAACAGCGATTGTATTTGGTGTAAGTAAATTACTAGCAAAAAGATCATTAGGTGGATTTGGACAAGACGATGCAGGCGCACGTGTACAATTACCACCTGCATCACAAAATATGTTACCTGTAGTTTATGGTAGAGCATTTGTAAAGCCAACTATTGTAGATGCAAAGATATCACAAGATCAAAAAACAATGTGGTATGTTTGTGCATTAGCAGAAGTTAGTGACAATCAAGGTGGCGGTGGAGGATCGTATACTTGGGGTGATTTTTATTGGAATGGTGCTAAATGTAATTTCGGACCGCCCTCAGGTTCGTATTTTTCGCCTTCAGTAAGAAGCACGACAAATAATGCAGGACAAACCGATAATAAAATGGATGGATCAATTTTTATCTATCGTTTTCCTAATGGTAGTGCTAGTGGTCAAACATCAGGTGGATTAGATGCTAGAACTTTGCTTAGTAATTCGCAAATACCTGCAAATTTAAGATGGACTGGTCCTAGTTCAATTTATACAACCGGAGACAATGCTGGTAAATCAGCAGATATGACTAATTGTTGTTTTATTGTTGTTGAATTGCGTTATAACCAAGATGCAGACATATTAGGTCTTGGTGAAATTACAGTAGAATTGATCAACAGTATTGACAAGCCGGGAGATGCAATCAAAGATTATCTATTAAATGACAGATATGGTTGTGCTGTCCCTATAGACAGCGTTGATACTGCATCATTAGATGATTTAAACACATATTCAGACGAGTTGATTAACTTTTTTGATGTTAATGGCAATCCTGCACAACAACCACGTTATCGTATTAATGGACCTGTTAATACAGCACAAAATTGTTTGCAAAATTTACAAGATTTAGTAGATGCATGTGATTCTTGGTTACAATACAGTGATTTAGAAGACAAATGGAAAGTTGTTATTAACAAACCATATGATGAAGCACCAAATGCTGTGCCTACAAGTTCATTGTATCATGTAATTAGTGATTACAATGATAATTCAAATTTAATAGGTGGTATTGATATCAATCCTATTGATTTAAATGCAAGTTATAACATTGTGCAAGTTGCATATCCAAATACAAATGTACGAGATCAAACAGATTACGAAATATTTGATTTTACTGATCCTGCTACTGCTTGGTATGGACCTGGATTGTTAAGTCCCAATGAACCTACTAACAAACTTGATTTTGAACTACCGCAAGTAAACAATTACATACAAGCCGCATATCTTGGTGTGCGTAGATTGTTACAATCACGTGAAGATTTAACTATTTCGTTTCAAACAGACTATTCTGGTATACAAATAGAAGCAGGTGATGTAATCAGAGTTACATCTAATGAATATGGATGGAATGCACCAACTTTCCCTGATGGCAAACTGTTTAGAGTATCACAAGTACAGGAAGTAAAAGACGAACAAGGTAATCTTTATGCAAAGATAACAGCATTTGAATATAACGATACTATCTATAGCGATAATGCGTTATATGATTACGTACCTTCAGAAAATACAGGCTTAGAAGACCCAAACATTATTAGTCAACCAGATGCACCTAGAATTTATCTAAATGAATATGGGTCTATTGCTAAAATGGAAGTTACAGCGGCTGTACCTACTCAAGGTCTTGTAACTAATTTAGATTTTCAATATGGTTATAGTAGTGATGTAGAATCTCACATACTTTATGAAACTAGGGGCAATGCAAATGGTCAACCCTTACAATCAGTTGTAGGAACTGGTACTGGTATATTAGCCATAGGTCAACAATATAGTATTACATCGTTAGGAACAACAAATTGGACTAGTATTGGTGCAAAAGAAATTGATTTGTCATTGGCTACAGTACCCGATGGATTTTTAACAGTTGGTAGACGTTATATTATTACTAGCATAGGCACAACTGATTTTACTACTTGGGGTGCGGCAGCAAATACAGTTGGTTTTATTTTTACTGCAACAGGTATAGGTGATGGTACAGGTACAGCATTAGAAACAGATTTTGTTGCTACTGGTACAGACCCAGGTACAGGACTAGTGCAAAATATCTACACTATTGACGTAGTTGATTTACCTACTGGAATTTATTACTGGTCAGTTAAAGCAAAAAATGATTTAGTAGGAATAAACAGTAATTCAAGTAATGCTGTTCCTTGGGCAGGAGAAACAGTTACTAACTTTATTTCAAATACTGTTTGTAATGCAAACAGTTCAGGTAATATTGTTACATTCTCTCCTGCTGACGATGATATCCCTGCAGGCGGAAATATTAAAATAACAAATGGTGATGGTTCACTTGATCCTAATACCTATATTGCAAATATTATTAGTAATACGTCATTTGAAATTACTCCAACTCCTTTCCAAGCACTGAGCAATGCTTGTATAGAAATTACTGTTTTAGATCCTGATACGGGTAATACTGGAGGCGGCGTAGATGGTAATAGTATCCAAGATGGCACTCTTACTTTTGATAAATTTTGTAATAGCATTTACGTAGCCGCAAATATTGGCGGATATTCTTTCCAAACATCAGATGCAGGTAATGTTGTTTATTATCCACCCTTAGATGCAACAGGATTTGGTAATATTATTGGTAGTAATACTGCAACACCTAAATATTTTTCTAATGTACAATACAGCGGTTCAACTTTAGATCCATATCCATTTTATCAAGTATCATCATCAACAGCAGATGGATATTTAGATAATAGTACAGGAGTCTTTTTTCCACCTTTAGCCGCACAGTTACAATTTTATAATGGATTTAAAGACTGGTATGTAGCAGAATATGTTGATTTTAATGGTGTAAGAATCCCAGAAGATGAATTTGTTCTATTTGAATATGACGCTCAATATGTATCTAATGTTGATTGTACTGTACAGTTTGCACAATTTACTACTTCTGCTATAGACCTTAATAAGATATTAGTAGATACTGAAAGTTTTGATACTATAGAACTTAAAGCAAATGAACCAATAAGAGTTGATTTGGAAAGACGTATTGCTGTACAACTTACGGCCGGACCTCTTAGTACATATGCATATGGTGGTGGTTATGTTCTTAGACAATTAACATCTGGAGCAAACGTTATTTGTGTAAAGGGAGAAATCACTGCATACAAAACAAGAGGTTCTTAATGAACACTACTACTGAAAAATACATTAACGAATAAATACAATATTAAAGGAACACGACAATGAGTTTATTATTATCAGGCGCTAAAACAATGACTTTCGCTGGTACTGAGATGCAGTGCCTCGAAATTTACACTGGTGAAGCATATACTATC